ATATAAATACAAAAGTTAATGAAGCTAATAAATAAAATAGAAACTGCAACAGTCAAGCCATATCTTGGTAAAGTAAAACAAGAGGATTTAGAGCAATTTATCGCAGATGCACGTGCATCGCACTTTCAGATGACACCCGCAACAAACGTTGAAGTGCCACACAATTTGGGCAAAATACCATCAGTAGTATTTACCTACTACAGTTCTGGTGTTCCATTCGCATGCGACTGGGAACCACTTGCAAGCGACCCGCTTAATTTTATTATCTGCAAGCCGGCGAAGGCAATGATGTTTAAGGTTTATTTTAATTAGAGGACGCAATGGACCAACTTTCAATACAAAATTTTAAGGGTTTTCCGCTTCAAGAAGTCAGGATTGATACCCTTACAAGTACAGAGATAAACGCTCTGGCTGCCGGCGAAAAATTTGCTGGCAGAATAGTTTACAATACCACGACTAATAAATACCTGTTTTGGAACGAAACTGCTTGGATTGAGATATCAGACGCAGTAATCAGAGCTATTACAGGAACGGCGCCAATCACGGCATCTACAGCTGGAACTACAACTACAATTGGAATTGACGCAGCCACCACATTACTACCCGGCTCTATGTCAGCAGCCGACAAAACAAAACTCGACGGGATAACAGCAGCTGCAAAGCCAACCACATCGACTGTGACGCCAATAAATTCAGACGCCGGAGATGCAGCAATTGGTACAATAGACAGCGAGGCAGCAAGCGCCGACCATAAACATAGCGTAGATGTTGCTGCGCCGACAGACATAGGAACGGCAAACAGCGCGGGTACAAGCGATAGCTTATCGCGTGCCGACCATATCCATCGACTTGTTTTTTCTATTGTAAACTCAGTGCTTGCTACGGCAAACGCAGCAATCGACATAAACGGTCAAAGGATTACTAACGCTGGAAGCCCCGTAAACGGAAGCGACCTTGTAACAAAAGATTATGCAGAAATGCTCCGCAAGGGTAGCGACATGAAAGACGCAGTGCGATGCGTGGCTACAACAAATATAACACTTTCAGGACTTCAAACAATCGACACCGTAACAGTTGTAGCTGGCGACAGAGTTGGAGTGGTCGGACAGACCGACAAAAAGCAAAATGGAATTTATATAGCAGCTTCAGGATCATGGTCGCGTTCAGACGATGCAAACTCAAGCACAAACTTTACAAGTGGGCTTTCGTTCGCAGTTACCGAGGGAAGTAGCTCATGGATTGGCTCGACATGGATATGCACCACTCCAGCCCCAATTACACTCGGAACATCAGAGTTGAATTTTGTATTAGGTAGCGGGGCAATGCTTTTTTCAGTAAGCAACGATTCAGAAGCTACTGGAACCGGCGAAGTATATGAAAAAAGGGTTGGCAATGATTTCCAGCTCAGAAAGCTAAAAGCCGGTGGAAATTATATGACCTTTACAAATGACGGAGCGGACTTGCTTATAGCTTTGGTTTTAGGAAATATCCTTCTTAACGATTTAGGAGGAACGCTCGGAATATCAAAAGGCGGTACAAACCTAACAAGCTACGCACAGGGCGATATAATATACGCATCCGCTGCTAATGTGTTAAACAAACTCGCAAAGAATGCGTCGGCTACAAGATATTTGTCCAACCAAGGAACAAGCAATAATCCTTCTTGGTCGCAAGTTAATCTTGCTAACGGTGTAACAGGCACACTTCCAGTTGCCAACGGAGGAACTGGCGGAACCACAGCTGACGGAGCGAGAGCAAATTTGGAGGCTGCCGGGAAAAAAGCATTTACAGTTGGAAACGGCTCGGCAACGCAATTCACACTAACACATGGCTTGGGAAGTCTGGATGTTGCAATTCAGGTTTACAGAAATTCATCGCCTTATGACACTGTGGGTTGTGATACGGAAAGAGTTGATGCGAACAACGTAAGAATCAAATTTGGTGCAGCTCCAACAACGAATCAATTCAAAGTTGTAGTGATAGGGTAGGCGATGGAAAATTTAAGCAGTCAAGACTATGCTAACTTTGATTCAAAGAAATTCAGGGTTGAAAACCTTTCATCGCTTCCAACTGCAGGAAACAAAGGAAGATTGGTTTGCCTAACATCTGACAATTGTCTTTATTTTGATAACGGCACGGCTTGGATTAAATATGAGAAAGTTACTTCAATAAACAAATACAAGACAGAAACTGAAACGGCAAGTGGAACAACTGTTTACACAGACAGCGACCTGACGTTTGAAATCGGCGCTTTTGAAAAATGGCAAATACATTGCCAGTTAAATTTTTATGTGCCAGCAAATCAAGAACTCTACGTTCGACTTAAAGACTATTTGTTAGACAGTGATTTGGAATGGAGAGGTAACTGGTACGACAGAACAACGAGCGGAACCGACGCTGGACCGCTTATAGCTGTGCCGGATATTACGATAGGCGGCTTTGGAGGTTCAATGATTTATACCCCGATTGCAAGCGATAGAAAAATAGCAATAATAATTGACGGAGTGATAAACGCATCGTTTACATCGACACCATCAACAATAGAGCTTGATTGGAGTGCAGACACAGGGGCTCAACTTTTGAAATATTCAACAATGAGTGCGGTGAGGTTGTAATGGAAAGAAACAATATAGTGTGTTCACACACAGATTTAAGCGACAAAGGAACAAACACGCACAGCGTGATAGACGCACACATCAACACGCAAGAAATTCACCAATCCGGCGGGCTGAGTGTAACGGCTAATATATTAGATGGAGACGGTAAGACAATACATAGCATTATATTTACCAACGGCGTAGTAACCAAATACACGATATCGTAATACTAATTTATATTAAGTGAAATAAACTATGAAACTAAACTTAACAATAGACGAACAAATAGCTTATTTGAAAAAAATTATTAAAAGCAAAAAAATAGATGATTACGAAAAAGCAGTTTTTAAAGATATAATTAAAAAATTAGAAAATCAAGTAAAATGACATACAAACACTACATATTACTGCGTTTCAATCAGGAGTGGAAAAATTACAATAACCACCTTAATAAAGAGTGGATGCAGCAGCGTTTTGAACTATTTGAAAAGTATATGTTTCAATCATTGCTTGCTCAAACTAATCAAAACTTTGAAGTGCTTTTTGCATTGCATCCCGATACCGCACCTGAATTTGTCTCAAAAGCATTTTATATGTTCAAAAATGCAGACAACTTTTCAGTTGTTATGCTTAAAAAAGACGTGGACTTTAAAAATATAATTCAATCTAATACCGATTACGTAATTACAACACGTTTAGACAATGACGATATGGTTCATAAAAACTTTATAGATGCGGTGCAGCAAAACTTCATACCAATACACAAATTAGTTTTAAATCCAAATCCAGTTGTTGTAAATTACGTTGAAACAAACGAGCAGTTTATACACACAAAGCAAAGCAATCAATTCGCTTCACTTGTTGAAGAAGCTGGTAAAATTGAAACGATTTATTTTACTCCGCATCCGCAGTTGATTAAAGATTGCGAACATTACAAGGAGGTATTTTTACCAACTTATGAACCGCTTGCTTGTTTTAACGTTCATAAAACGAATACCTGCAATTTAGACAATAGATATGAAAATTATCGGAAGATAAAACGATATTTAGAATTTAAACTAACTGATTTTATAAAATTGGAAAATGTATCACAAAAACAATTATTAAATGAAGTATAGAATAAAAATAACTAATTTCTAATAAACAAAGGATAAAACAATGGCATTATCAGTAGCACAGAAAGTAATACTAGCAGGTTCACCATTTGCCTGGGTTCATCGAATCGAAAGTGGTGCAATAGCAGACGAATGGCTTTTTGATAACTTGCAGTCATCGAACATCAAATTATTAAAAGCTGGTTCAGAAAGCGCAGCGGGCGAAAATATCGACATTAATCGTGCAGATGGCGCTATTTGGCGATTCAATAAAACGAATAAAATTCTTGACGGCATCACCGAAGACGATATTACTCCGGCTGATGCATCCGATACCGCAACCAAGAAAGGAGAAATCACTCTTCTTATTAACGAAGCTCCGAACGAACTCAATTCTTGGACTGCATTCATAGACGAGCTAAAAACATATCAGGATTCATTCTGGTTTGTTACGATTGGCTCTGGTTTTTCGCATAAAGCAAGAACCACCGACAAAAAGCCAGAGGGATACTATCAGATGATTGGCAAAATAAGTAACGATATTGAGCAGGCACTTGCTAATGCTCCTACAACTTTATCGCTTACGTTTGCTTCCGATAGTGGTTCTGAACTTGATGAAGATGAATTAACAAGTGGAACGCTATACAGTGCAATGACCTGGAAACTTGGTAACGGCAAAGATGTAACAGGGATTAAGCCGCCTACAATTACTTCAGGCGAAGAAACAACCATACTCGCAGGCGATGTAAACATTGTAACGGATATTACATATTCATAGTTTATGAGGTATTTACAACGATACGAATACTACGAATATATTGCTGGTTATCAAAAAATAACTTTCATTGTTTCTGATAATTACCAGGAGCTTTATGAAGGTGATTATACTGAAACGGATATATTTGTTTTAGGAAGCGTCAAGCAAGAACTCAATTTAGACGAGGGCAGTTTCGCGGTTGACGAACTGCCCTTTTCTATTAATCATTTAGCTTGCCGAAGCACTAGCGATGAAGAAGCGATGTATTTCGTTTTGGAAAGTGCAAGCACTAAAATCAATCGGTATTGTGCTGTTTTCTTTGGTGAAGAAACTACGCTTGCCAATCTTGTATTTTCTGGCAAAATAAATAACAATATTAGTGGTGAAGATTTGCTTTGGGCTGGCGACGAATACGCAACTGCTGTAAATCCAATGCGGGATTATAGCTTTACTGCATATTCTTTTGATGTATCAATACTCGAAAAATGCAAATTCACTAAAAATATTTACGATTCTGAAAATAATAAAATCAATAATATTTACGAGCAGTTTGAAAACGAAGCTTGGAGTTCAATAATAAATATATTCGAATGGCGAGACAGCTATATTACAAAGTTGCCATCTGATGAGAGTCCCTGGGATACTTATTTATATAAAATTACTCCGCTTGCAAATCTATATGACGTTTTAAGAGTATATTTCGATAAATCTGAAGCAATTATTGAGGAATTAATCAATACAGAAGTTAATTTTAATATAACTCCATCATCGTTTGGAATCAAATCAAGCCCAATTAAGTATGAATTTGGTAGCGGCGTCTTTGATAATGATTTAGCAAACACAAGAACGAGCAATTTGGCAGTTGAATTGGAATTAACTCCGAATTTTAATACAGGTAAAAGCCCTGTTTATATTCAAAGGAAACTGATTAATCCAGATTTTAATCCATTAGTTACCGGTGCATCTGAAAACACATTATCGTTTAAAGATATTGATAATATGGCTGATTTACTTTATGCGATAGCAAGAGCATTTGCCTGTTACGTAATATTTACTTATACCACAAATACAGTTTTTAACGTAGAATTTAAATCAAGAAGCAGTTTAATTGAAAGTGAATATACACTTATAATCGGAGCAGAGCAAGCTAGCTTCGACACAAATTCAATAGCTGCCGAAGGAATAGAACAATTCAAAGGGCAATCTACAATCATAAGCATTGACGGTCATGATTTTGCAAGGAATAAGATAGGAAGTAACGATTATGAAGATTCTCAAAATTTTGCTGATTTAAAAACAAAAGAAAAATCCGACAAAGATAAATACAACATAACATACAAACAACTACTGTTCACTACTTCGAGTATAATCAGGCATATACGGCTCAACGCAACAAGAGCATTTTCATTAGCATTAAATACAACCCGAAATCCTAATAGTTATTGGAGTGAATCGCATTTTGTTTCTCAACTTGAAAATATCTATAATGAAGAATTATTATTTAATGGAATTTACGTAAAAATAAATGCTATTGACCAGCGGGATATAGATTTATTGGGGGATGACTATAAAGTATGGCGTCCCGTAGTAAAAGTATATTCAAATGTTGATGGAGCAAATGAAGAATTTAACACATTAACAGAATTTGTAAATGCAGTATGCAGCAAGGATAGCGAATATTACAAAACTGAATATGAACTGACCGTGCCTTTTTGGAATGGATTCAAAAAAGCTGGTGGGAGTGCAAGTTGGAATAATATTAAATTAGGTAGCAAAATTCAATTAAGTGAAGTTGTTAAAACTTATGATAGTGATACTGGCGACTTTACTCCAAATACGATTACAAAAGATTATTCAGTAGTTGGCATTGAAAGGAATTTAAGCAAACCGGAAACCAAATTGAAATTGCACAATCTCTCACGTTTTGCTTATGGTGAATATACAGGCACGCCCGTTGAAGAACAAAATGAAATAGAAGAAACTCCGATTTACGCTGGCGAAAATTTTTCTAATTACGAATTAGAAGATGGAGCTACGGTTTCGGTTGGGGACGCCGTAATGCTTTTAGATAGTGGTAAAATTGCAAGAAGCATACCTAATTCCGATTACTTAAATAAAACTATTGGGATTTGTGTAAATATTATTGATGACGTTTATATCGTTCAAAAAGCGGGTGAGGTTTTCTGCGAATATTACGATTTTGACATTACAAAGGAATTAGTATTTGTAAACGAAACCGGCAACGTATCGCCACCATTTAACGTTTCTCAAACTCCAATTGAAACACCAACTTATAATTATAATACATTTATCGTATTGGGGAAAGTATTGACGGCAAATACATTTTTATTAAATATTAAAGAATATTGTTTTGAAGAAAGTATTTATCAAAATTAAAAATGGATAGAATAGCATTATATTACGCAGACAGCCCTTTAAGCTCATTAACATTTGACGATGAAGCTGAGCAGCAGGAATTATTTGAAACTGTTAAAATCACCGACCCAATCATTACTACAACAAGAGTTCAGGGGACTCTGCTAAATGGGCGTGTTTATGACCATAAATTATATTCAAGGGAATTTGTTGAAGTTACGATTAGTGCAGATGAGATTGATGGTTCAATATTAAGTTTTCTACAATCATTTTGGGCTGCAGAAGTTAGATATATTGCATATAAATCAACAAACTGGGGCGACTATATTCAAGTTTATACTGATAGCGGTGATTTCCCAATAAATTATTTAGAAGATTTACTCATTTTACGGGAAGTAACTTTCAAATTGTATTACGTTGATGTGGTATTAGAGGAGGGGGGAAGTTAATGGCAAAAACAATGAATAATTATTTATATCAGCAATTTGCTGGTAACGTTGAATTAATGCCGATTAGAAGTATTGTATTACAGCAATTCGACCCTGACGATAAAGACATTTCAGTTTATAATGTTAATCTTGCAATTAATAATTTAGAAGCGGAATCGAATTTTAAAATCACTCCAATTACAAAAAATACATTTTGGGGACAGGTAAAAACTCTTTGTTACAGAGTAGATGCGACTGTTTACATCCCATACAATGAATATCAGACGAATAATTTAAGAACAATTTTTGAAAATGTTTTAATTTACGATTATCTAATGTTTTTTTATTTGGGGAAAGCAGAGCCGACAATATCTGGATATAATCCACCAGACCCAATTAATTCTACTGCTGGTATGATTATCAATTTCTATCGAAATGGCTATAATCCTTCGCATACAATTGAAATAGAGAGTGTAGAATACCGCCCGCGAATGATTTTAAGAATATCTCAATTATTACCGGATATAAGAAATATAACTATTTTGAATTCATAAATGAAAGGAAATTTTAATGGAAGAGTATGTTCCAATAGCACCACAAACATTTGAAAACAATGGTATTACTTACAAATACGATTTTAATATACTTACAATTGAGCAGGCAGAACTAGCAAGAGAAGTTTGCGAGTTCAAATTCAATCAGTTGCAAAGTGCTCCCGATAACTTCAAACAGGTTATCAAATCGAGAGGTGCAGAATGGTTGCAGATTGCGATGAGCTATCTTCTTCGTAGCGTAAAAAATAACAAAATTGAGCCGTTCAACAAAGATAAAGCAGAAAGCGATACTGAAAAGTTTGTAAGAACCCTACCTGTATCTTTTATGCCGGCGATTAAGGAGTGTATAAATGATTTTTTTACAGGTATCGGGAAAACGTCTCTTTCATTAACACTCTTTCAGAACGAAAAGAAAAAGAGCGGAATTCAAACGTTATTACCGATTTTAGCAAATCTTATGCAAACGAACTTGAAACAAGACGCTTTATAGAAAAGCAGGAAAAAATTCAAAATTGCTTTAATGAAGGCGAACTGAATAAAAGAATAAGTAAAGTAATTTCAAGTATTTGGTATGTGCCGGTGCTTGCAAAAAATGATATTACTAAATATGAGCAGGTGCGTAAATCAACATTCGTTGAAGCTGTTTTAACTCTTGAACTTTTTATAAATTCAATATGAACAATTACTTAGATATATTATTTAATATCGCAGTTGATTTTAAAACTGATAAATCGAAAGTTACCAAGCTTTCGCAGGAAATTGAAGCAATATTCAGTAAAATCAGCCCGGCGATTGATATAAACGATAAAGCAATTAAACAGTCGCTGTCTTCGCTTACAGATATGCTCACTACGGGGCAATTGAGTGCAAAAGAACTCGCTGATGCGCTCAGTTCATTTGGATTCGATATCGATAGCGAAGAAGTTGTTGATTCTATAAAAGAAATCAGTAATCTAGCCGATTCTCTTGCTGAAGATTTCAAGCCATTGGAAGATGCTTTTAATAATATTGATACTACTCAATTAGAAGATGCATTTGTTGATTTAGATAAAGCAATGGATTCAATCGACCCAAAAGATTTTGAGAATGCAGTGCAAGGTTTGGCAGTTGAATACGACAAAGCAACTCAGGAAGCACAGGATTTAATCGATACTAATAATAAAGCTTTGGCTATGCTAAAAGCAAGTGGTAAAGAAGGAAGTGATGCATATAATAAATTAGAGCAGGAAATAAAAGCTGCTGAAAATGAATTAAATAAACTTGGTGTTTCCGCTAAAGATACATCTTCTTTTTTCGATAAAATGGCAAAATTTGGGCTTGCTGCTCAAGGTATCGAACAAATAACGAATACCTTAAACCGATTCCAGGAGCCATTTATCGAATTAGATAAACAAGTTAAGAACATAGGAACTCTTGGAGTAAAGAATTTTAATGAATTTGCAGCTGAGGCGACTAAACTTTCTAAATCTGTCCCCGATTCTGCTGGTGCGATTGCAGAAGGTGTATATGACGCTATTTCTGCAGGAACGATTAAAGTTACTGATGGAATGGCTGATTTAGATGAGGGTATGAAGTTCGTTGAGGTAGCTTCTAAACTTGCTACCGCGGGACTAACTACTACGAAAGATGCTATTAACGGATTAACTTCCGTTATGAATGCTTATGGGTTGGAAGCAGGTAAAGCCGGTGAAATTGCTGATATTTTCTTCGGTGCAGTTAATGTTGGTAAAACGACTGTTCCAGAAATGAATGCTGCTATGTCGCAAGTTATTCCAACTGCTGCTGCCTTTGCTACAATGACCAAACAGGGTGTTCCAACGGCTAGAGCATCAACTGAAATGCGACAGGCACTCGTTGAACTTGCTAAACCGGGCACTGAATTAGCCGCAATTATGACAAAAGCTGGTGTATCACTCGAATCACTACGAACTGAAGGATTGCAGGAAACAATGCGGAAACTCGGCATTGCGATGGAAGAATCAGGGAAATCCGCTACTCAGGTATTCAGTTCTGTTGAAGCTGGGAGTGCCGCTCTTTTACTCTCAGGTAAAAATGCAGAAATGGCAGCTTCTGATTATATCGCTGTTGCTGGTGCTATCGGTTCTACTGACGCAGCTTTTGCAATTGCTTCCGAAGGTATTGGCAACAAAACAAAGATGATGCTCAATTCTATTCAGGCAGGTTTCAATGGACTTATGGGTATGATTGGAGGAGTCGGACAATCAGTTCTTGCTGCTACTACTCAGCTTGCTCCGATGGTTACTTCATTCGCAGGGCTTTCTAATCTAATCCCAAAAGGGACTTTCGATAAATTAGCTCAGTTTAAACAATCTTTAACTGGAGTTTCCAATCAGGCAACGCAATCAGCAGGTATAATCGGTAAAATGGGACCTATTGCCTTTAACCCATGGGTACTTGGAACAGCAGCTGCCGTTGCTGGGATGTATTTATTCCTGACAAAAACTGAAAAAGGACAGGCAATTTTGGGAAGGTGGGGCGAAGCAGGTGAAAGAATTTTGAATACACTCCAGCCGGTGATTAATGCTCTTTCCGATTTAGGGGAAACCTATCTCGATGTCCTTATTGATGTAGGTGAAAATGTATTCGATTTATTAATCACGCCTTTTGAAAATCTGATGGATTTCATTGGAAGTATTGTCGGTGTAGTGCTTGAACTGGCAGGTGCCGCCAGCAGCACTGGCGGAACGATGACGACTTTCGCAGATATAATCAATTTAGTTGGCGATGCCGTAAAAACTTATGGCGATATATTTGGAACGATTGTTACTGCAATCAAAACTGCAAATGATTTTATAGTTGGTTTCGTTCAGGGCATACCTCAATTACTTAGCATTGCTTTTGAGTATATTCAGTATTTCCTTAATCCAATCAACTGGGTTGCCGGCGATGCGGAATACGAAAAAGCACTTTCAGAAAAACTATTGAATGCAATAGATACTATGAGCGGACGTGCAAAGGAACGAATTAGCAATGCTAAACTTGACAAGGCATTGGAAAATGCACTTGAAATCAAAGGCGATTTAGATAAAAATAAAAAACTTGAAGAATTAGTAAAGAAATTTGAAACTACTAATGACGAAATTGCGAAGCAGGGCATCGCTCAGGAAATTGCAAAGCAAATGCCTGAAGCAGTCGCTGGTTACAAAACTGTTATAGACGAAAATGGCAAACTCGTTGAAGTGATGGATGTTAGTATCGAAAAAGTAAAAGATTTTGCTAACAAAACTAAAGAGGCACTTTCAGAGGATATGGCTGTAAGTAAATCGGCTTTTACTGAGGTGCTTCAAACGAAAGCTAATGAATATGATATGCTTTCAACAAAAGCAGAAGAATTAGCAACAAAAATCGTTCAAGGGCAAATCAAGGGGCAGGATACTTCCGCTTATGAAAAGCAATATAACGACATTGAAAAGACACTGCTCGAAAAAAGCCGTGATATGTCTAAAAATCTTGCCGAAGGTGCTAAAATAGGTATCGAATTCGATAAAATTAAATTCCCTGAAAATTTTGAGGCAGACTTCCAAAATGAACTTAATGGTTTCCGTGAAGAAGTAAAAAATCAAAAATTTGGTGAAAAATTATCTGAGGTAGTTGCAATAAAAGGTGAAATTGTAGCAGCGGATGGATTAGACAGCTTGGTGGAACAATACAATAAGGCAACAGATGAGATGACCCGCAATTCAATCGCAGAAAAAATGAAGAAAATAGCACCTGACGCCGTTAAGCAGGTGGGGGTAATTCTGGACGCCGAAGGCAAACTTGCGAAGCAATATGAAGTGCAAACCGCTCAAGTAAAAGAATCCGTAGAAGCAAATAAGCAGCGGTTAAGCAGTGATATGCTTAAAAAACAAAATGAGTATTTATCTGGATTACAGGACGAAGCTGATTTATATACAGAAGGGAAAGACAAACTTGATACACTCTTTAAAGAAATACAGGAAAAACAAAAGCAAGGTGTTGATACTACTGAACTTGAAAAGGATTACGATAAATTATTTAAGCAATTGCAAGGCAATCAGGAACAACTGATCGTTTGGGGACAGGAGGCAATCGATAAGGGAATAGAGCAGGATAAAGTTTATCAAATGCTTGCGGATTCACTCGAAATGCCAATCGAAAAAGTAAAAGAAATTGTTGGGGAACAGGATAAAAGCAAAAAGAAAACTGAAGAACAAATTAGTGGAATAAAGAAATTAGCTGAAGCATGGGACAATGCAAGGCAGGCAGCTAGCACAGCAATGAATGAGCAGCTATCACAAACAAATCAGTTATATCTCGAAATGCAAAAAGAAACCGACCCGGCAAGAAAGAAAGAGCTTAAAGAACAATACAATGAATCAATAGCAAATTTGAAGAATCAGGTAAAAGAAAAGAAAAATTTAGATAAAATTGACGAACAGAATCAAATACGTGCCGGACTAATCGAAAAACAAGGCAAATCTGCTAAAGAAATAGCAAAGGAAAAACTCGAAATAGCAAAGGGAGATGCTAACCAGAAAATACAACTACTCGAATTTGAGCAAAGGCAATACGAATTATCACAAAAAGATGCAATTTTAAGCCAGGGTAGAAATGTTGAAGAAGCCGATTTGATTTTAATCAGAAAGAAAAACATCGATACTTTAAAAGCTGAAAAGCAGGTTTGGGAAGATTTGCTTAAACTTGAACTTGCGCCAACAGATAAATTAGATGTAGAAAAATCAATTTTGGATATTAACCAAAAATTACAGGATGAAACGCAAAACCTTAATTCTTTAAAGATTAAACTTGATTTGCAGGAAGAAGATATTAATAAACAAATTAAAGAATTAGAAAATCAAAAACTTGAATATGAAATTAGCATCGTAATTAAGCAGGAAGACTCTCTTCAATCAATTGTTGACGAATACAAAGCAAAACTACAAGCCATACCACAGGCGATTAAAGAAAGCAACGAGAAAATCATTGCTCTTAACAAGGAAATGGAGGAGCAGCTTACGAATGCAAAAGATGAGAAAGAACGGGAACGAATTGAAATTTCGTTCAGAACTAAAATAAATACCGAAAAAGAAATAAATAATAAACTTCAGCAAGAAGAATTTTCTCATCAGCAGACAATAACGAATTATCAGGTAAGGCAGCAGAAATCCCGTTTAGATAGAATAAAAGAAGATGAGACAAAGCAATTAGAAATAATTAGTAACAGATTAACTAATGAAAAGGCATTGCTTGAAAAATTCAATTCGGAATATCTAGCGGCGGTGAATAAAAGATATAGCAAGCTAGAATCATCTGAAGAAAAAGCCATTTCGAAGCAAGAAGAATCAAGAATGCAGGAACTTGACAAATTAAAAGATTCTGAATTAATTAGTGCTGAAGAATACGAAAGACGAAAAACAGAGATACAGCGGAATGGTGAAGAAGAGCGGACAAAAATCGCAGAAGATTATGCTAATAAAATGGCAAATTTGGAATCAATGGCAAAAGGACGTTCAATTGCTTTAGATAACGAGAAAGCCGTTGAAGAAGCAATGATTCTGCAGAAATCTCTTGACGAACAAATTAGTGTGTATCGTGAGAAAATGCTTGAAGGACCGCTTTCATTTGAAGATAGCAAAGCACTTGAAGGATTGGAAGCTCAGCTAGAAGATGCGAATAATATTATTAGAGTAAAAGGTGAATTGCTTTATGTCGGTGCAGAGCAGTTAGGGGCTTCACTCAATGAATCACTTACCCGTATGTTCGCAGGAGATAAAGAAGGAGCAGCAAAATCACTGCAGGACTTCTTTGTTACTATGTCTGGAATTATGGTTAAGGGATTAACTGACTATTTGAATAAAATTATATTAGACTGGGTATTGGAAATGCTTAAGTTTACACCAGCCGACCCTTTTACTAAGCTCGTTTTAGCACCGGGATTTTATGCTTTAATATCTGGAGTAGTAAATGCAATAGCTCAGCCCTTGCTTGCACCTCTTAGCTTTGCAACTGGTGGTATGGTTCAATCGCCTACACTCGCTATTGTTGGCGATTCAGCAAAACTCGGTGAAGATAATACTGAATGGATATTTAGGAATTCACAACTAATTGCAACAGTTCAAATGGCAGCAGCAAGTGCTAATACTTTGCTACTAAGAGAAATTCAGGAATTACGCAGTTTAATGGCAAGTCAGCAACTTACAACTACTTTAAAAGGGAGTGATATAAAGCTCTCTCTTCAAAGAACAAATTTTAAACAAAATATGAGAAGTATCTAATGAATCCAAATGAATACTTTGATAAAATCTATTGCATTAATCTTGAACGTAGAAAAGATAAATGGGTGCAGGTTCAGGAACGTTTCAAAAGGCATCAAATTGAAGTAGAGCGATTCGAAGCAATCGATAAACTCGGTTTAGAAGATGAATTTAATCAATTTTACGCTCAGAATAGCCATCGAACTTACATAAAAACAAGCGGAACTTACGCTATTTTGAAAACTTATATTGCATTATATGAGCATATTTTAAGCAATCCCAATATTAACAAGGTATTGATTTTTGAAGATGATGTTCTTTTCTACATTAATTTCAATAATCATTTCAAAAACTCAGTTGAAAACATTCCATCCGACTGGGATATTTGGTATTTGGGCGGCTCGCAGTATAAAACTAAATTAGAAGAATACAATAAATACTTTAATTATGCAAAAAACCTTGATGGCTGCTTCGCAATAGCACTTCAAAGAAATATCATTAAGAAATTATTAAATGTATTAAAATTATATATATTACCATCGGATTCATCAATTTTATATAATTTTCAAAACGATGGCTATAAAGTTCTTGTATCTTCGCCTCATCTGAATGCTCACGATTATGGCTATTCTGACAACTGGGATTATTATTTCGATAAAGATACTATAGAACATAAATACTGGCGAAAAATCAATACAGTCCTCTACAGATAAAAAGAAAGATGAAAATATTTAACATTGCGACCTACAAACGAATACCGACTTTGTTAAAAACCATTGAGAGTATTTATTGCCAAGCAGACAAAATAAATATTGCATTCAATAGTATTGAGGATATACCTAATCAACTTATTGATAGTAAAATCAACATTATACGGACCGATAACTCGCTGGGTGCTGCCTATAAATTCTTATTTTTAAAAGATGAAAATGGTTATTATTTTACGATTGATGATGATATTATATATCCTATTGATTATGCTGATTATACAATTAGCAAGATAGAAAGGTATAAAAGAAAAGCAATTATCACTTATCACGGGACTGTTTATCTAAAAACGCCACCAGAAAATTACAGAGAAAATCTTGTAAATTTACATTTTTGTCAGAAATTAAGGAACGATACGCAAGTTGATATCGGTGGTACTGGAGTTATGTGCTTTCATACAGACTTAGTGAAAATCGGATTAGATTATTTTGAAGTCAAAAACACAGTTGATTATTGGTTAGGTATTTATGCAGCAGAAAATAATATACCTGTAATATGTGCCAAAAGAAATCGGGGTTGGATTCAGCAGCAGGAAATAGATAAAACCACTACGATATGGGCGCAGAATAATGAACAATCGAAAATAAAAATTATAACTGATATATTAAAAAAACGATTCCCAGCTCAAAAATGGCAAAATAAATCACCAGATAAAATGAAAATATCAATAGTTATTACCGCATATCAAAGTCAGGATTTTTTAGAAACCTGCCTGAATTCGATAAAAGAACAGACATATTTGAAAAATAAAAATAATGAAGTAGAAGTATTACTTGGGATTGATGGCTGCCCAGATACATTGAAAAAAATAAATGAATTGCGAGGTAATTATAATTTCCTTAAAATATTCTATTCAGATATAAATGTAGGAACTTATACTATACGGAACTCACTTGTCAATAAAGCAAGTTCAGAAAATATTCTATTTTTTGATTCAGATGATTTTATGCAACCGATTATGCTGGATACACTTGCTCCTTGCTTCAACAAATACCAAATAACGAGATATTGTTTTGATAAAGTTAGCAAAAAAAATAATAAATTTGTTGTAAATACAAAATTCCGAAAGAATCCTTTCTATGCAATGGGGTCATTCGCCATAAGTAAAAAGCTTTTTATGGAAACAGGTGGCTTTCTTCCCTGGGTATGTGCAGCAGATTATGAATTTATGATTCGATGCGAAAAAAACAATATCCCATTTCATTATTTAAAAAAGAATTTGTTTTTCTATTTAGTCCATAATAATAATTTAACGAGAGGGAAAAATACTGGGATGGTATCTTTCAAAAGAAATAAATATCACAGGTATATTCAAAGGAATACAAACTGGAATATTCCTATTCATACTTGCACTACGAACTTAATTGATATTTAAATTATAGGTAAACGATGATACTCACTATTTATATTTTTTCGGTATAAAATGATTGTTAAAAAAAACGATATTGAATTTGAAGTTTCGGAAGAAACAATTAAATTCGGTTGGTGGCATCATTACGAGAACGAATGGGAAACATTTATTTTTGCTGCAATAGATAAGTATCTGAATAAAGATAATTGTTTTTTGGATGTTGGAGCTTGGAATGGGGCCGTCTCTCTTTATGCCTGTCAAAAGTGCAAAGAAGTATATGCTTTCGAACCTGATGTCATTGCTTATCAGGATTTAAAAGAAAATATTGAATTAAATAATTTCATAAATATTCACTTATTAAATATTGCATTGTCAGATAGCAAGGGGAAAGCTAAACTTTATGCTGACCAGTTTGGTTATTCAATATCTTCACTAATTAATGCAAATCCAGAAGAATATAAAAGTATTGAGGTAGAAACTGAGTTGCTGGAAAATATAATTAGTAAGTTTAATATTGAAAATATTGGGCTGATTAAGATTGATATTGAGGGTGGTGAGAAAAAGTTAATTCCAAATATTACAACTTTTTTAAAAAGTAATTTAATCCCAGTGCATTTATCTTTGCATCCGGACATCATCGGAATAGAAACTATAGCCAAAATACTTGAGCCACTCCAAATTGTTTATCAATTTGAAAATGAATTGGGGGAGATATTGGCTTTGGAAGAAATCATAGAACAAGAAACAAGTGAAATACTGCTAATAAACAATAACAAACAATAAAATTAAAAGATATGGTCAGGGCTGTGTCTTCCCCCTCTCGAAAGGGAAAGAGAAATGTGTTAAAATTTAAGAAAGCCCTTGCTTTTCTAAGAAAAAAACCTTACGTTAGCTTTGTAAATATTTACAAATTAAGGATATTAGAATGATTAAATATTTCGCTTATGGTTCGAATATGAACGAAAAACGAATGGAAGAAAGGGATATTAGATTTTCAAAAAAGCAAAAAGCAATTCTACCTGGTTGCCAATTAGTATTCAATAAAATTGCCTGTTACAACAATAATCAGGGATATGCTAATATCCAGCTGCATCCGTCTGACAAGGTGGAAGGTATTTTATACAATATTCCAAACGAAGACTTACAGAAATTAGACATTTTTGAGGGCTTCCCAACTCATTATGAACGTTGGGAAGTTACATTATTGGTAAAGGAAAAGCTGGTAAATGCAATTACTTATATTGCTCATCCTAGCAAAACGGCAAAAGGATTGCGTCCAACAAGGGATTATCTGAATCATTTACTTGCAGGAAAGAGCTTTTTAAGTAAAGAATATTATGATAAATTGGAGAATACTTCGGTTTATGAAGATAGTTATGACGGATTATTTAGATATTGAGGAAAAATGAATAAATATTATCCGGTTAAAATATAAAAAATCACATCTACTCAATATTACAGCTATTTATTTAATATTCAAAAACTCATAAATCCGCACCTACTCTATTTTATCGGTATTTATTAGACATATTAATAATAAATAAACGATAAAATAATCAAAGAATACCCTAAATAGCAAAATAATCAATATAAAAAGCAAATTATTATAATTATTTTGCAATTTTTTTAAAAAAAATTTGCATTGTATTGAAATATTTCGTATTTTTGTATCAAGAGATTTGACAAAGAAGTCAAAAACAAAAAACAAAAGTCGGAGGACGTAAAACTCAGAAAGAAAAAATGAAAAACTCAGTAAAAACAAACGGCTCGCAAATCACAGTTTTTGGAAACTTTCAAGGTATAGACTTTGATAACGATTTTTCTGGATTGGTTGATTGGACAATATCCGATGTAACCGCACTTGAAGCTGATGATACTTTTGTTTGCTTTGACGCAGAAAAAGATGGAGCAAAATTGGAAATAGAAGGAACTGAATACGTTTTTGAAAATGGAGAATGGAAAGAAATAAAAATGCCGGCGGGCGTAAAACGTGGGAGAGAAGAAATGGAAAGATTAAGAAACTTTAGCTGCGTGGATTTCAAAATAGTTGAATATTCTGAAATTGAAAGAATATTCAAAGAAGAGTCAGAACAAATATTCAACCAAAAAACGGATTTTAATCCTATTGAATATTTATACGCTTCGGCTTTTGAAAATATGAGTTGGGAAGAACAAAATTCAGATGACCCAGCCAACAATGACTTTCATATTGACGAATTTGGGAACAAAGTTCCAGATGAATGGTATTCAGGGAAAAAACGTTCAGAAATTATTCAAGAGGTAGCAAGCAGCTCAAAATTTGCAACCATACATAAAAGTGGAGAACTTATCGGAATTTACGTAGATAGCAATATCATAGGTTTTACTTGTGGCGAGGAAATCTTTGATGCAAATTTCTGTTTAACCGGTATAGAAGAAGACGATTTTTGGAAAAAATACTACGAAAACACATTGACAATCGCAGTTGAAAAAGACGGAGCGAAACGCACTGTTACGGTATCGGTTGATGGAGAAGATATTTATTATCACCACCCAATGACTGGTAGTTTATGTGCTGATAGTAGCCAATATTTCACTGGCTGGGTAGATGCAGAAACAGATGAATGGACTAATTTGTTGTATGCTATTGCATTTGACAATGATAACTATACACTTTGGGAAGACGCATTATTTTACGATGAAGATGAAATTGTATTTGACTTTGAAGAATACAAATATTTGTTGGAAAATCAATAGCCGTTTTGGAAGCACGGGGGTTCGAGTCCCCCGGCGGCTTCAAAGATTTATTTAATTATTGTTTTGGAGGAATTTATGAAAGAAAAAAGAATTCAATTTGGGAAAACCGAATGGATAGACAAAAATCTGGAATTGCGCCAAAATGCAATGCTAAAGCAAACTGACGTAGTACGTAGAGATTTAACAAGGTATTATTACCTTATGTTTTATACCGCTGCCGATATAGAACTTACTGAAGCCGAGTTTTATTGCATTTGCGATGCACTGAACGGAACTATTAGCACTGACGATGCGTTGATGTCAGCAAGAATGTTGCCCGTGCAGATTGAAGAGCATATTAACTTCAATCAATTGGCGAAGCAATTTGATATTGACGGCGTTCAATTGATTGAGAAAATCAAAAATATGACCGCTGCTCAAAAGCAATGTATTATTGATGTTGTGGAGCGATATTGGGAACTCAACAACAAAGAAATAGAATATAAAAGTTATTTTGAAATTTTTAAATTCCTCCAAAATAAAACATCAGAGGAATAAATAAAATGCCGGCGGGCGTAAAACGTGCTAAAATAATGGAAAACTCAATAATCAATTCCTTGAAACGCCTTGAAAGAGCAGGCGAAGAAAATTCAAAAACAAATGAAAAGCTATTCCAAGCAACAAAAAACGTTGCAGATTTTATATGTCATCAGTTTTTGCTTAGTTCTGAAGATACGACACAAAAAGAAGGTCTATTGTGTGAATTAGCTTTGTGCGATGGCTATACAATTCGTCTATACGGAACGAATGGAAGTGAGCATACTTACGAAAAATATTTATGCAAAAATGGTTTATACCTGAATACAACGGAATACAATATTGAATGTTGGGAGTTTGTTGTTATGGAGCAGCCGATTCTTCCAGTTCAAATTGAAACATGCCATCAATTCGCTAAAGACCTTAACAATGGTTTGCTTGACAAAATAGCTACTTTCCTTGAAGAAAAAGAAAAAGAAAGCAAAACCGCACTGGAAATTTTGGAAAAGGAAATACCCAAAGAAAACTAATCCTTCTCAATTATTTTTATACCGTATTTTTTGAGGCACTGTTCGATGGACTGTGCCTCTTTTACGTTTAGTTCTGTTCCACGCCTGATTTTTGCCAACAAAGTAAGCTCTTTTATTCCAGTCTCACGCGATATTGCCGATATATTCAATATCGGCGACAATTCTTTTATTTTCTTTATATCTATCATACATACAAAAATAAAAAAATATTTGCATAATAATAAAAATATCACTACATTTGTAAAAAATATATAACAAGTGTAATAAATATTTGGCACTATGCACTCAACAGAATTAATTTCAAAGCATATAGATATAGAACTGAAAGAAACAGAAAACGTCAATACTATATGCTGTTTCACTGGCAAACCGATTACAAAAGGTATTCATAAAAAGCATATCGTAGGAGTGAATTTCACCGATATTGAATATATAAAATATCCAAGTAATTATGTTTCTTTGGAAGTTGCTAAATGTATTATGCCGGTTATACCGTCATCGAACAAAGAAGGACGCTTAAATTCACTCAGAAACTATTCCTATCTTGCTACAGAAAAAGAGCTAAAACTCCTTGCAAGAGAAGATTGTATTGATATACTCGAAAAACCTCCAGACCCGCCATTTGTATTTGCATATTCATACAACAATAAAAAACATACGACTTTTAAATCTAAAATCACTTTCAATACTTCAAATATATTTGTTACTACTGATATAAATGGAATAATTGAGATTAAAAAGGAAATATTTTGTTTGTTGTTTCCAATTATTCAAAGTTGGTATTCTTTTGAAAATAGCATGAAGTCCACAGAAACATATTTTACGAAAGGTGAAATCCTTTTCGGAACTGACAATACAAGAAATATTGAACGTTATGGAATAGAAAGATTTTATAAAGAAAACATCATATTAAATAAATACCGTAATACACTAATTTTAGAACTACTAACAAGGTTTGTGAATCGTGAGAATAAAATTAACATTTGATTTTAATGGGAAATTGATTATTCCTTTTCGATTTTTAGAAGATTATCAAACTTTTATTTACGAATTGCTTCAGAATTATTCTGAAAAAGA